CCTCGCTCAGATTGTGTACGGGCTGGGGACTTCTGAGAGCTTCCCGTGAGGAGGTGCCCGCATGGCCAACCGGCCGCCCCCCAAGGAACCGACCGAGCGCCGCCGTCGCAACGTGCCCGACCTCGGAGAGATGACCGCGACGCCCGGTGTCGGCTGGCAGCACGGCAAGGTGCCGCCCGCGCCGACGGGGATGAAGCCGGCCAGCGTCACGGCGTGGAAGACGTGGATGGGCGCCTGGTTCGCGGCGCACTGGACGCCTGAGGATCTGCCCGGCCTGCGGATGCTGGTGCTGCTCTACGACCAGGTCGAGCGAGGCGAGTACCAGCGAGCGGGCGAGCTGCGCCTGCAGATGGACACGTACGGGATCACCCCGAAGGGGCAGCAGGATCGCCGGTGGAAGAAGCCCGAGGCGCCCGTAGCGCCCCCGTCGTCCGGTGATGGGCAGCCCGGCAAGCGCTACGGCCACCTGCGGACGGCCTGAGAGGTGCCGTGGCGGGGACCGGAGTACGAGGGCGAGCTGCCGTCCCTGGGCTGGCAGGTGCTCGACTGGTGCGCCGACCACCTGCCCTCGCCTCGCGATCATGACCAGCCGCTGATCTTCACCGACGACCAGGCCCGCCTGCTGATCGCCTGGTACACGCTCGACCAGCGGGGCCGGTTCGTCTATCGCCGGGGTGCCAGCCGGGGAGCGAAGGGGAAGGGGAAGTCGCCGCTCGAGGCGGCCAAGGGCATCGCCGAGCTCGCTGGGCCGGTGGTGTTCGACGGCTGGGACGCCCATGGCGAGCCGGTGGGTCGGCCGTGGGGCACTGGCGGCCTGGCCAACGCCCTGGTGCAGATCGCCGCGGTGAGCGAAGACCAGACGGAGAACACCCACGGCGTGGTGTACGAGCTGCTGACGGCACGCGAGGGCAAGGTCGCCGATTCGCTCAAGCTGGATCCCGGGCTCACTCGCACCTATCTGCGTGACGGCAAGCGCTCCGGCGAGCTTCACCCGGTGACCGCGTCCGCGGGCAGTCGGGAGGGGCAGCCGGTCACCTATGCCGTGCTCGACGAGACCCACCTGTGGACCTCGCGCAACGGCGGGAAGAGGCTCGCCCGGACGCTTCGACGCAACGTCGGCAAGATGAACGGCCGCAGTTACGAGACCACGAACAGCTTCGTGCCGGGCGAGCAGACGGTGGCCGAGGACACCGACAAGGCCGCAGCCCGGGGCAGCGAGGGCGTCCTGTACGACGCTGTCGAGGCGCCTCGGATGGTGGGCGATGTGGAGGTCACCGAGCGGGCGTCCAACGAGGTGCTGCGGGCCGCCATGGCGGTGGCCTACGGCGACGCTTGGTGGGTGGACCTGGACCGCTTGGTGGCCGACGCCCGGGACCCGGACCAGCCGTGGGAAGACGTCTGCCGGTTCAACCTCAACTGGAACGTGTCGGGCCGGTCGAGCTTCATCGACATGGCGAAGTGGGACGCTCGCAGGGTCGATCGGGTGGTGGAGCCCGGCACCCGGGTCGGCCTCGGCTTCGACGGGTCGATCAGCGACGACGCCACGGTGCTGTACGGGGTGACGCAGGACCACCACATCTTCGAGGTGGCCAGCTGGGAGCGCCCGCTGGGCCCGGATGGTCTGGGGTGGCGGGTGCCGCGTCAGCAGGTGCATGACGCCGTGGTCGAAGCCTTCGCCACCTACGAGGTCGGGCTGATGATCTACGACCCGCCGAAGTGGTGGACGGAAGGCCAGGCGTGGGAGGCGCTCTACCCGGACCGGGTGGTGGCTCTCGACACGAACAGCGAGCGCCGGTTTGCCCCGGCGTGCGATCGGTTCGTGGTGGCGCTCAACGAGGGCGCGGTGACGCATGACGGCGACGAGCGGTTGCGGGCGCACCTGGCGGCGTCGAAGCGCAAGTCGGTGCGGGTGAACGCGGATGAGACCGACGGGCGCACGCAGTTCGTGATCGTGAAGGCCGACACCCGCAAGATCGACCGGGCGGTGGCCGCGGTCCTGGGCCTGGTGGCTGTCGAGACGATGCCCGATCTGGAAGAGGAAGCGGCCGAGCCGTTCTTTCTCACGAGCTGACCCGAGGAGGGCGGATGCGTCGACTGCTGGAGAAGCTCCGCCCCGCGGCGACCCGCGGGAACGCCCTGCAGGGCGCGGGGGCCGTGGTGCTCACGGTCACCGCTGCGAGCGTGGACGGTCGTCTGGGTGGGCTGGTGGCGGGCGTGGCGCTGGTCGTGTGGGGCGTGCTGCTCGAGGCGTCCGCCTGATGGGGTTGGGTCGGCTGCTCCCGGCGCGGGCGGCGTCGCCGCTGTCGTGGGACGACTACCAGGCGCAGCTGATGCAGATGGTCTACGGCGGCCAGCGCTACGCGGTGGGCGGTGGTGGCCTGTCGAAGGTCGCGGCGGCGGCCTACGAGTCCAACGGGCCGGTGTCGGCGCTCATCGCGGTGCGGATGCTGGTGATGTCCGAGGTGCGCTTCGCGTGGCAGTCGCTGCGCTCGGGCGAGGCGGGCCGCCTGTTCGGCACCGAGGACCTGGCGCTGCTCGAGGTGCCGTGGCCGGGCGCGACGACGCGGGAGCTGTTGTCCATCGTGGAGATGGACGTGAGCACGGCCGGCAACAGCTACTGGATAGCGGAGGGGTTCGCTCGTGGCCAGGCCCAGCAGCTGACCCGCTTGGAGCCCGACAAGGTCACGATCCTCACCGGCGACACCACGAACTTCGAGGGGCGGTCGGTCGGGAAGCACCTGTTGGGCTACGGCTACCAGGAGTCGCCTCACTCGGACCCGGTCGTCTTCGACGTCGGCGCGGTGGCCCACGTGCGCCAGTTGCCGGATCGCGCCAACCCGTTCCGGGGCCGGTCGTGGCTGTCGGCGGTCCTGCCCGAGATCCGTTCTGACAACGAGGCCACGCAGCTCAAGCAGTCGCTGTTCAAGAACGGCGCGGTGGCCGGGATGGTGGTCACGTTCGACAAGGCGGTGAAGCCGGAGGCGGCCGAGAAGTATCGGGCGCTGTTCGAGCGTGACCATCAGGGCGTCAGCAACTTCTACAAGACGGTGTACCTGGGTGGCGGCTCGGACGCGAAGACGCTCGGGATGGACCTCAAGGCTCTCGACTTCAAGGCCGTGCAGGGCTCCGGCGAGACTCGGCTCGCTGCCGCTGCAGGAGTTCCGGCGTCGATCGTCGGGTTCTCCGAGGGTCTGGCCGGCTCGGCGCTGAACGCGGGCAACTACACCGCGGCCCGCCGCCGCTTCTCCGATGGCACGGTGCGCCCGTGGTGGGGTTCGGTGTCGGGCGCCTTCCAGCAGCTGGTGCGCAAGCCCGACGGCCCGAGCCGCCTCTGGTACGACGAGCAGTGGGTGTCGTTCCTGCAGGAGGACGTGAAGGATGACGCCGAGATCCGTCACCGCAACGCGGAGACGATCCGCCAGCTGATCGAGGCCGGGTTCGAGCCCGCCTCAGCGGTGGCCGCGGTGACGTCGGGCGACATGAGCGGCCTGAAGCACACCGGGCTGGTGAGCGTGCAGCTGCAGGCGCCGGGATCGGGTGCGGGTGCTGCGGCCGCCGGCGCCTGACCCGTTCCCCCACCTGGTGGTCGACGGCCTGTGGTCGGAGTGGATCGTGGAGGCGGTGGCCGGCGAGTTCCCCCAGGCGTGGCATCCGGGGTGGCGGCGCTACGACGGCGAGCACGAACGCAAGCTCGAAGGGTCCGACCCGACGATGTGGGGCACCGCCACCCAAGGGATGATCGCCCGCCTGCTCGACCCCGAGTGGTGCGACGAGCTCGGCGAAGCGTTCGGGATCACCGGCCTGGTCGGCGACACCATCGGCGGCGGGTACCACTCGATCAGCTGCGGTGGCCGCCTCGACGTGCACACCGACTTCTCCGTGCACCCCACGTCGGGCCTGTACCGGCGCCTCAACTGCCTGGTGTACCTCAACCGGTCGTGGCGGCCCGAGCACGGCGGCGCCCTCGAGCTCCACGACGCTGACGGCCTGGCCGTGACCGTCGAGCCGTTCGGGGGCCGCACCGCCATCTTCGCGACGTCGGCCACGTCCTGGCATGGCCACCCCGTCCCGTGGGCGGGCCCGTCGCCCCGCAAGAGCGTCGCTGCCTACTACTTCGCCCCCGAACCCCCACCGGGCTTCGCCGGCCCCCACTCCACCGTATGGAGGTCCTGATGGACGACGAAGCCCTAGAGGCCGCTGACATCGACCTGATCGACCTGCCCGAGGTCGATCGAGACGAGGCACCCATGAGCGAGGAGCATCTCCTCAGCAGCTCCGACGGCATCCTCCTCGTGCGGACGATGCCGTTCGAGCTGCTGCGCGCCGAAGGTGGCGACGGCCTGTCGCTCGTGGGCTACGCCGCGGTGTTCAACGCACCGGCGCGGATCGACTCGTGGGAGGGCACCTTCGATGAGGTGATCGCCCCCGGGGCCTTCGCCAAGTCGCTACGCGAGAAGAAGCCCGTCCTGATGTTCAACCACGGACGCCACCCCACCATCGGCGACATGCCCATCGGGGTCATCACGAAGATCCGCGAGGACAGCATCGGCCTGCACGTCGAGGCCCGTCTCCACAACAACTGGCTGATCCAGCCCGTACGCGACGCCATCGCTGACGGCTCGGTCACCGGAATGTCGTTCCGGTTCGCCCCCGTGAAGGAGACCTGGGACCACAAGCGCAAGCCGGTGCCGCTGCGCACCATCACGGAGCTGCGCACCCCGGAGCTGGGTCCCGTCGTGTTCCCGGCCTACACGAAGACCTCGGTGAGCGTGCGGTCCCAGGAGATCGCCCTCGCCCTCACAGACCCAGAGGTGCGCGCCGAGACGGCTCGCATCCTGCTCGGCACTCCAGTCGACGAAGCCGCCGAGGATGGCACTTCGTCCGAGCGAGCCGCCAGTACCGACGAGCCGGCACCAGTCCACTCGACGGGTCCCACTCTCGCCCAGCGCCAAGCGCGTCTGCGGCAGATCGCCCTCAAGGAGCGAGCATCATGACCATCGACGAACTGCGGGCGCTCATCATCGAGCGCCACGCCCGACTGACCGAGCTGGCCAACATCGAGGACCGCGACCTCAACGAGGACGAGTCCACCGAGTGGGCCACGCTGAACACCGACTACGACGACGCCCGTTCCCAGCTGGCGGAGATGGAGGCCCGTCAGGCCCGCCGCGCCGAGCTGGCTTCCCACGTGACGGAGCGGACGCCCGGCACCCCGCACCCGCTCGGCGTCCCCGGCGGCCGTGGCGACACCACCGAGCAGCTCGACGTGCGGGCCATCCGGTCCATGCGCGCCGGGGAGCTTCGCGACCGCAGCCTCGCCCTCCTCGCCGAGCGCTCCAAGGACGTCGGTCTCGACGACGCCGCCCTGCGCAGCGTGGAGCGCCATCTGCGCCGCAGCGACGGCTACGTCGCTGGCCGCCTCCTGCTCACCGAGACAGACGCGTACCGCTCGGCGTTCGTGAAGGGCGTGACCCGCGCGAACCCGGTGTTCACCGCGGAGGAGGCCGAGGCCATCCAGGCGTTCGAGGACTTCGAGCGGGCCATGAGCATCGGCACCGACTCCGGTGGCGGCTACGGCATCCCGGTCCTGATCGACCCCAGCATCATCTACACCGGCGCGATGAGCGACAACGACTTCCTGCGCCTGTGCACGGTGAAGGACATCACCACCGACGTCTGGAAGGGCGTCACGTCCGCTGGGGTGTCGTGGTCGTTCGACGCCGAGGCCGCCGCGGTCGGCGACGACGCGCCGACCCTCGCTCAGCCGAGCGTGACGACGCACATGGCGCGGGGGTTCATCCCCCACTCGATCGAGGTCGGGATGGACTACCCCGACTTCGCGGACGAGATGAGCGCTCTGCTGGTGCAGGGGTACAACGAGCTGCTGGTGGAGAAGTTCACCACCGGCTCCGGCTCGGGTGAGCCGATGGGCATCGTCACCGCGCTCGACGCGAACACGAACGTGGAGGTGGTGGTCACCACCGACGGCGCCCTCGGCTACGTCGACTCCTACGCGGTGTGGAAGGCGCTGCCGCAGCGGTGGCGCCGCCAGGCGTCGTGGATGATGAGCATCGGCGTGAACAACGCCTTCAAGCTCACCGGCGACGACAAGCTGGCCTCGCAGACCCGGAACATGGCCGAAGGCGCCATCGACGTCCTGCACGGCAAGCCCGTGTACGAGAACAGCTACATGGCTGACTTCTCGGGCGTGACGACTGCCGTGAACTTGGCAGTGGTGGGCGCGTTCAGCCAGTACGTGGTGGCTCGCCGTGCCGGCATGAACGTCGAGCTGGTGCCCCACCTGTTCGACGTCACCAACAACCGCCCGACCGGCCAGCGCGGGCTCTTCGCCTGGGCCCGCATCGGCGGCGCGCCCGTCGTGGACGACGCCTTCAGGCTACTCCAGAACGCTTGAGGCATTCTGCCACCCTAAACTAGGGGGGTGGATGGAGCGAAGTGCCCGGAGTGTGGCGACCCCGTCATCCAGTTGGGGCGGGGTCGCCCACGCCGGTTCTGCACACCGAAGTGCAAGATGCGGGCTGGCAATCGGCGATCGCGAAGGGCGTGGCTCCCGCTGGCACAGCCGACAGAGAAGGTGTGCGCCCACTGTGGCGATGCCTTCGTAGCGAAGAGCAGGGAGCGCATCTACTGCTATGGCAAGTGGTGCTGTCAGTTGGCCTACCAGAAGCGTCGGGCCGCGGGCGCTGGCCTTCGCATGGGTGCGCACGATGTCGCCTGTGATGGCTGCGGCACGGTGTTCGTCGGCCACCATCCTTCCGCCCGCTGGTGCTCGAAGATGTGCGCCAACCGCTACTGGGGCAACGTCCGGGCGAGGCAGCGCAAGGCGCCGTCGGGTGCCAGGTACACCGATCTGGAGATCTTCGAGCGGGATCGGTGGCGGTGCCACCTGTGCGGCAGGAAGGTCAATCGGGAGTTGAGCCGCATGCACCCGCGAGGCGGGACCATCGACCATCTGGTGCCGATCAGCGATGGCGGCACCGACGAACCGAGCAACGTGGCGACCGCCCACCGGGCGTGCAATCTGGCGAAGGGCGCCGGCGCTGCGAACGATCAGCTTCGCCTGATCTGATCTCCCCGGGCCCGCTCCGTGCGGGTGTCGGGCCCGGGGGGGTTCACAGCCGCACGACCCGCATGAAGGAGGCCGTGATGGCCATGCCCCGCAACACGTCATCGCCGCGCGCCAGCGTGGTGTACGCCCGCTACGACACGAGCGTCGGTCTCGGCGATGGGATCGTGGTGGTGGTCCATCGTGGCGATCCGTGGGATCCGGCGGATCCGATCGTGGTGAAGCACCCGGAGATGTTCTCTTCGGAGCCGACGTTCCTACGCCGCCACACGGGCCTCGAGGAGGCCACGGCCCGTCCGGGCGAGCGCCGGTGAGCGATCCCGACGCGGTGACCCTGGCGTACATCCACGACCACAAGCCGAGCCAGAGCTGGGCGGAGTCGATGGTGGCGCTGGTCGCGTTCGATGCCTGCAACCACGGGCGGATCCTGCGGGGCGACAAGCTCGCGATGCGCACCCATCCGGGCGAGTTGCCGGTGGGCCGCAACGCCGCGGTGCGGTCGTTCCTGGACGACTTCTCGGCGCCGTGGCTGTTGTGGGTGGACACCGACATGGGCTTCCCCGCGGACAGCTTGGAGCGCCTCCTGGCGGTGGCGGATCCGGTGGAGCGGCCGGTGGTGGGCGGGCTGTGCTTCGGGTGGAAGGAGGACCGGGGTGACGGCGCGGGCGGCTACCGGTGCCACGCGATGCCGACGATCTACGACTGGTTGCGCGGCGAGGACGGCGGCGGGGTGTTCGCGCCCCGGACGCACTACCCGGCGAACACGCTGGTGCGTTGCCATGGGACGGGCTCGGCGTTCGTGCTGATCCACCGCCAGGTGCTGGAGGGGGTGCGAGCCGCCTACGGCGACGCGTGGTACGACCGGATCCCGAACCCGTTGAACGCTGGCCGGCGGATCGGCGAGGACCTGAGCTTCTGCATGAGGGCCAACGCGTTGAGCGTCCCGATCCACGTGCACACCGGGGTGCGGGTGACGCACGCCAAGACGTTCTGGTTGGGCGAGGAGGACTACCTGGCGCAGATGGTGGCTCCGCCGGCGGATGAGCGGGTCGCGGTGATCGTGCCGGCGATGCGCCGGCCGGACAACGTGGCTCGGCTGGTGCGGTCGCTGCGGGCGTCGACTGGCTTGGCCACCGTGTTCTTCGTCTGCGACGGCGCCGACAAGGACGAGATCGCCGCGGTGCTCGCTGAGCAGGGCGGGCGGTCGGACGTCGAGCTGTTGGTCGTGACTGAGGGCTCTCGGCCCGGCACGTTCGCGGAGAAGGTCAACTTCGCCGCCGGGCGGGTGCTGCCGCCGGGCGAGTACCCGTGGCTGTTCCTGGCCGGCGATGACGTGGTGTTCCGGCCGGGGTGGTTGGACCACGCGCAGCACGTGGCCCGCTTGTATGGCGCGGACGTGGTGGGCACGAACGATCTGGCGAACCCGCGGGTGATGGCGGGGGAGCACGCGACGCACATGCTGATCCGCTCGAGCTACGTGACGTCGGTCGGCGCGTCGTGGGATGGGCCGGGCGTGGTGTGCCACGAGGGGTACGGCCACTGGTTCGTCGATGACGAGATCGTGACCGCGGCGCGGATGCGTGGCGTGTGGCAGCCGGCGTTGGGGTCGATCGTGGAGCACCTGCATCCGATCACGGGGCGGGTCGAGATGGACGAGGTGTACGAGCTCGGCCAGTCGAAGGCGGGCGCGGACCGGGGCCGGTGGGAGGCCCGGTTGCGGCGCCACCAGCGGGAGATGGCCAGGGCGGGAGTGGCGTGACGTGCATCGTGGGGATCACCGACGGGGCGACGGTGACGATCGGCGGCGACTCGGCCGGGGTCGCTGGGTGGCAGGTCACGGTGCGCGCCGACCAGAAGGTGTGGGCGGTCAATGGCTGGGCGTTCGGGTTCACGACGTCGTTTCGGATGGGCCAGCTGCTCCGGTGGTCGCTGGTTCCGCCGCCCGTGGAGGGCGACCTGGAGCGGTACATGGCGACGACGTTCATCGACGCGGTGCGCGCTTGCCTCAAGGCCGGTGGGTTCGCCAAGGCGGACAACGGGCGGGAGGAGGGCGGCGAGTTCCTGGTGGGCCATGCTGGCCGGCTCTTCCAGGTGGCCTCCGACTACCAGGTGGGCGAGCCCGCCGAGGGCGTCGCTGCGGTCGGCTGCGGCGATGAGTTCGCCCTGGGGGCGGTGCTCGCCCAGCGCCCAGCGACACCGGCCAAGGTCCGGGTCATCCGAGCCCTGGAGATCGCCGCTCGCTGCAGCGGTGCTGTCGCCGGCCCCTTCCACGTCGTGTCGGTGCGGGAGTCGAGGCCTCGTGCATCCTGAGGCGTTCGGCTATGTGGCTGGGGTGGTCGCGGAGCTTGGTCCGTGGGGTCGGGTGGTGGAGTTCGGCGGCCGGGATGTGAACGGCTCGGTGCGGTCGTTGTTCGGCGACGCCACGTACTGCTCGATTGATCTGGTGGGCGGGGCGGGCGTCGACGTGGTCGGCGACGCCGTGGAGGTGCCGTTGGCGGGCTGGGACGTGGTGGTGTGCTGCGAGGTCTTGGAGCACGCCGTGGAGCCTGAGCGGCTGGTGGTGGCGGCGCGCGGCGCGTTGCGTGACGGCGGGGTGTTCGTGGTGACGTGCGCGGGTCCGGGCCGGGCTCCGCATGGCGCGGATGGTGGTGGTTTGCGGCCCGGGGAGCACTACCGGAACGTGGCTCCCGCGGATCTTCACGGGTGGTTGGTCGGCGCGGGGTTCTCTGGCGTGTCGATGGATGTGCAGGGGTCCGACGTGCGGGCGACCGCGAGGAGGTGAGCATGGCTGTCTTCGCCGGTCAGTACGGGCCGGAGCCGGTGTTCAGCGCCTCGGAGCGGCTGCTCCCCGGCGTGGGCGCCACCGTGTACCTGGCGGGCACGTCGACGTTGGCGACGCTCTACGCGTCGCGCACGAAGGCCGAGGCGGCAGCCAACCCGACGGCGGCGGACTCGCTGGGCAACCTGTCGTTCTGGGCCGACCCGGGCCGCTACGACGTGGTGATCCAGGCGGCCACGTACGGGGTGACCGTGGACGTGGACCCAGCCGAAGCGGGGCGCGTGTCCGACATGCCGTTCGTGCCTCTCCGCAAGTTCGGCACCTATGCGGCCGGCGACGACATCACGGCCCTACTCCAGGGCGCGACGGAAAGCCTGCGAGACGCCGCTCTCGGCGAGGTCCTCCTCGTCGACGTCGCGTCTACCTCGGCCGATCCGTTTCTCATCGACGGCAGTCTCACCGTGTGGAACCACATCCGGGGCCTTGACCGCGGGGCGACGCACTTCAAGCAGGCCGATGCCGACGCGGTGGCCGGCATGTTCATGTCGTCGCTGGAGGAAGGCTCGACCAACATCGGGCTGTCTCGCATGACCATCGACGCCAGCGCCGCGGAGAACCAGCACGCCGTGCTCTTCCAGCGAGTGGCCGGCCTGTACCTCGGATACCTCCGGGCGTTCGGGAAGCCGTCCGCCCCGGCTTCGCCGTCGGGCCTCATCAACGTCGGCGGGTTCGAGGACGATCACGGCGCGATCGACCCGACCTGCTTCGATGTGTTCTGGGAGCACCTGCTGCTCGAGGACGGCGACAACTTCGGCCTGCAGTTCGGCGCGGTGCAGGGCATGGTCGGCCACGACCTGGTCACCCGCCGCTGCTACCGGGAAGCGTTCGGGGTGGAACCCGGGAACATCTCCGGCACTCCGCTCGTCAGCAAGGACTGGGCGGTGAGCAACCTCCTGCTGTTGTCGTCCACGCCGAAAGCGGCCGGGTCGACCGCTACCGGGGTGTTCGTCGTGACGGGCAGCTCCGGGGGGACCATCGAGGGCGGCATCGCCACCGGTGTCCTCGTCGACGTGACCGAGGTCATCGCAGCCGACGCTACGCCGGGCGTCCGCATCGACGGTTCCGGCGTGCAGTTCCACGGTCAGGTCCGCAACGCCAACGGGGCCGGCGTCCGGCTGGGCGACGCGTCCTACGGGGCGACGGACTGCCTGGTCGACGTCGCGGTCCACGACTGCAACCAGGGCGGGCACGACTCGTCGTCGTCGGCATCGGCGGGCATCGGATTGCGCGGGTCGGGCACGCACGGCAACACGGTCCGGGGTCTCGTGCGCGGCGCCGCCACCCACGAGTTCGGCTACGCCGAGACGTCCAGCGCGGCCAGCAACGACGTCGATCTGGACCTGCTCAACAGCGGAGCCACCACCCACACGATCGGCGCCTCCACGACCCTCCGCGCCCGGACCGCAGCAGGAACGGTCACCCACGAAGGCATCCAGTCCTTCTCTGCTGTGCAGGCCGGCTCCGTGAAGGCGTACAGCGCCGCCAGCACTGCCCTCCTGGCTGCGGACACACCAGCAGGGCAGAACGCCCGCATGGCGTTCCAGACGGGCGGCTCAACCCGGATGGAGCTGCGGAAGAGCACCACCGCTGAGAGCGGCAGCAACGTCGGGTCCGACCTTGAGGTCGTCGCCCGCGACGACGCCGGCTCGGTCATCGGCAACTGCCTGGTCATCACCCGCCGCAACCGTGTCGTGACGGCCACCACCGGGTTCGTCAACCGGACCAAGGCCGGCGTGCCCAGCGACGCCGACTTCACCTCGACGCCCCCCGATGGCGTCCAGGTGATCGACACGACGAACCACCGCATCTACACCCGGTCTGGCGGGGCGTGGCGCTACGTCGCCCTGACATGACTCCCTGGAAGGTGGTCGCCTGATGCCTGCCGTTCCCGACCCGACCGGCGGGTTCCTCACCGGTGGCCTGATCCCGCAACGCCTGCAGCGCGGCGCCGCCGCGACCATCCAAGTGGAACTACTCGACCAGCACGGCGAGATCACCACCCCCACCGGCACCGTCACCGTCGGGGTCGTCCGCTCCGACGGCACCACCCTCGTCGCCGCGGGCACCGCCACCACCACCGACGGCACCGCCCGCACCCTCGTGCTGTCCGCCGCGCAGACCGCCGACCCGGACGTGCTGCGAGCCACATGGACCGACGGCACCGACGAGCGGGCCGCCACCTACCACGAGACGGTCGGCGGGTTCTACTTCTCGGTCGCGCAGGCGCGGGCCAGCGACACGACCCTGCAGGACGAAGCCCGGTACCCCGCCGATGACGTCCGCCGAGTCAGGGGCCGGGTTGAGTACGAGATGGAGCGGGGGGTCGGTTTCGCGCTCGTGCCCCGCTTCGCTCGCGTCCGGCTCCGCAGTCGCGACGCTCGCCTCGAGCTGCCCCACCTGTTCCTCCGCCGGGTCCTCGCAGTGCGGGAGTACACCACAGCGGACAGCTACACGACGTTGGACGTCGCCGATCTCGACGTGCCCGCGAACGACGCGGGGCTCGCGGTCCGCCAGGACGGCGCCGCCTGGGGGACCGTGGTCATCTCCTACGAGCACGGCTGGGACGCTCCGGCCCCGGACCTTCTCGATGCAAGCCTGATGTTGCTTCGTGCTCGCCTCAACGCGCCCCGCTCCGGCATCCCTGACCGTGCTGAGCGCTACCAGGCCGCGGAGGGCGGCACGTACGTGTTGAGCATGCCGGGCCGGTACCGCACCGGGTTGCCTGATGTCGACGCCATCATCGACGGCAACGAGCGTCGCGTGTCCTTCATGGGGTTCTGAGGTGGGTTCGTCGATCCCGGCGGCGATGGCGTGGCTCCACGAATCGATCCGTGATCTCACCTGGCCGGCCGCGACCGCGATGGGCGTGACGCCGGTGGTGTCGTACGGGCCGCCCGCCAGCTTGGAACGCGAGCACGTCATCGTGGGCGACACCGGCGACGAGGAAGCCAGCCAGGAGTGGGCCGCGCTCGGGAACCGCCAGCGCGAGGAACGCTACGTGATCCCGATCACGGTGCATGTGTGGCGGCCCGGTGATGACGCCCGCGAGGCGTTGGAGCGGGCCATGGCGCTGACCGACACGATCGCTGCTCTGCTGCTCGCCCACCCGCACCTCGGCTTCGTCGGCGATGACGCTCTCGCCGGGAGCGGGGTCGAGATGTCGCAGCCGCTCCCGAGTCTCGGCCCGGACCCCGAGGGCTACGGCTGCACCGTCGCGATCGGTGTGCGTGTCGTCGCCCGAATCTGAGGAGGAACCCATGGCCGTGCCTGCCCCTGTCCGCGTGACCTACGTCGGCCCCTACGCGGAGGTCGAGATCCCTCGCGCTGGGCGGACGTGCCGGCGCGGCGAGTCCGTGGAGGTGGCGGCCGACATGGCCGGCGCGCTCCTCGCGCAGCCCGACAACTGGCAGCCCGCCAGCAGCGTGCCGGCATCCCCGGCGAAGGAAGAGGAGGAGACCCATGCCGGTAGCTGACGTCGCCCAGCTGGGCGTTGCAGATGAGACCACGTTCGGCACGGTCGCGACCCCGACGCGGTTCTACGAAATGCGCTCGGAGGGGATCAACGAGGGCTTCTCGTCGATCGAGAGCCAGAGCCTCCGCGCCGGCTACGACCTCGCGCCGAGCGACAGCGTGAAGCGCTACCCGTCGGGCGCCGCCGGGGACTTCGTCTTCGAGGTCCAGTCGAAGGGCTTCGCGTGGTGGGTGAAGCACATGCTCGGCGCGCTCGCCGTGGACGGCACCGCCAGCGACTCGCTCTACACCCACGTCGGCACCTTCGGGAGCCTGTACGGGCAGAGCTTCACGTGCCAGGTGAATCGGCCCATGAACCCCTCGGAGGCCGACAGCCCCATCACGTTCCACGGCGGGAAGGTGGCCCGCTGGGGACTGGAGTGCGGCACCGGCCAGTTCCTGGTGGCCACGCTCGGCCTCGACTTCGAGGAAGCCGACATGACCACCGCGCTCGCCGCCGCCAGCTACCCCACCTCCAAGGAGTTCTTCTCGTTCCTGGAGGGCACGGTCGAGATCGGCGACGTCGCGGTGGTCGTCGACAGGATCACCATGACGTGCGACAACGGCCTGATCGAGCGGCCCGCGGCGTTGGGCTCCACGAAGAAGCGGGAGCCGTCGCAGGGCCGCCGGTCGCTGACGTGGTCGATCGACGCTGACTTCGAGTCGGAGACCCAGTACGACCTCTTCCGCTCCGCGGAGCTCGGTGGGGCCATCGCGAAGATCGAGCTGGAGTTCACCGGCCTGGCGACCATCGGCGCGGCGTCGAACCCCGGGATCAAGGTCACGCTCAACGACGCGGTGTTCGACCAGGCGCGCGTCAACGTCGGCGGCCCGAGCCCGCTCAAGCAGGCCCTGTCGGGCATGTGCGTGCAGTCGTCGTCGGCCCCGATCCAGATCGACGTCAGCACCGCGGAGGCGACGCCGTGAGCGACGCTGCCGGCCCGACCGATCTGCGCTTCGACCTCGACAGCCTCACCGTCGGCGAGCTGGAGGATCTGGAGGACCGCTTGGGCGCGGGCCTCGACGAGATCATCCGCCAACTCCAGCAGGGCGGCCGGTCAGCGAAGCTGCTGCGGGCCATCGTGTGGGTCACGCAGCGCCGCACCGAACCGGGCTTCACGTGGGAGCAGGCCGGCGCGGTGCGCGTCACCGAGGTGGTGGCGCCCCCCCCTCGGGAGGCCGGCGCCGCCGGATGATCGCGGAGTTCGCCCTGGCGACCGGCTACACCCCCGACCAGGTGCGAGCCATGAGCGCCGGCGACTACGCCGCCATCGTCGAGGTGCTGGCCGAGCGGGCGCGGCAGTGACCGCCGCTCCGGGCGCCGAGATCCGCGTCGAGGGCCTCGCCGAGCTGCGGCGAGCGCTGCGCAAGGCGGCCGATGCTGAGCAGCTGACCGGGGTACGCAACGCGCTGCGGGCCGGCGCGGGACTCGCGGCCACCAACGCGCAGGGCCGGGTGCCGGTGCGCAGCGGCAGGGCGCGGGCGTCGATCCGGCCGACGGTGTCGGGCAACAAGGCGTTCGTGGTCGGCGGGCGCCGCACCGTGGCGTACTACGGGTGGCTCGACTTCGGCAGCCGCACCCCGAAGCGCGGCAACTCGCGGCGGGTCGGCCCGTGGCGCGGGTCGGGGCGCGGCCCCGCTGGCGGCCGGTTCATCTACCCCGCGATCGAGGCCACCCGCCCGCAGATCGCCCGCCAGGTCGCCGACGCGCTCGAGGAGGTGCTGGGCTCCGATGGCTGACCGTGAGGTACGCATCCAGATCCTCGGCGACAGCCGGGACTTCCAGAAGGCCGTGAAGGACGCCACCCGCTCCGGCGACGACCTCGAGTCCGGCCTGAGCCGCGCCGGGAAGGGCGCCGCGCTGGCGATCGGCGGGGTGGCCCTGGCCGGCGCGGGGCTGGCGGTCGCGTTCGGTCCGCAGCTGATCGACTTGGGAAACAAGGTCGCGACGTGGCGCACGAAGGTCGCCACGGTGTTCGGTAGCAGCGCCGAGGACGTCCGCAAATGGGCCGACGACTCGAACGAGGCGATGGGCCTCACCGACGACGAGCTCGCCGGCCTGGCCGCCGGCTTCGGGGACCTCCTCGTGCCGATGGGCTTCACCCGCGAGGCCGCCGCCAAGATGAGCAAGGAGACCATCAACCTCTCCGGCGCCCTCTCGGCCTGGTCGGGTGGGCAGCGCTCCGCGGCCGAGGTGTCGAACATCCTGGCCAAGGCGATGCTCGGCGAGCGCGACGGCTTGAAGGAGCTCGGCATCAGCATCAGCGAGGCCGACGTCCAGGGCCGGCTCCTCCAGAAGGGCCAGGACCAGCTCACCGGCGCGGCGCTCGAGCAGGCCAAGGCGCTCGCCACCCAAGAGCTGATCATGGAGAAGAGCACCGACGCCCAGAAGGCGTGGGCTGATGGGACGTTCGACGCCCAGAAGAAGCAGAACGAACTCAAGGCCAAGGTCGCAGAGCTGAAAGAGGACCTCGCCGGGAAGCTGCTCCCGGCGTTCACCGCGGTGGCCGGCTACATGGTCGACACCGTCATCCCCGCCTTCGAGCGCCTCGCCGCGTGGGTGCAGGTGCACTGGCCCGAGATCCGCGACACGATCACCGGCGCCGTCCAGGCCATCAAGGACTTCGTGACGCCGATCATCGAGGGCCTGCAGGCGTTTTGGCGCACGTTCGGAGACAACATCCTGGAGTTCGTCAAGGGCGCGTGGGGAGGCATCCGCGACGCCATCGAGGGAACGCTCCAGGTCATCGAGGGCATCGTCGACGTCTTCGTCGGGATCTTCACCCTCGACTGGGACCGGGCCTGGGCCGGCATCAAGGGCATCGTGTCGGGGGTCTGGGATGCCATCAACGGCATCATCGACCAGGCCCTGGCCGCCATCAAACTCGTGGTCGAATCTGGCCTCACGGTCCTGGCGGGCATCCTTGACGGCGCGTGGGGAGGCATCAAGGGTGCCGCGTCGGCCGCGCTCGATGGTCTCGTCGGGTTCTTCCGTGACCTGCCCGGCAACATCGTCTCGGCGCTCGGCGACATCGTCTCGAAGATGGTCGAGCTCGGCAAGAGCATCATCCGCGGGATCATCGACGGGCTCAAGGCTGTCGGCTCGGAGATCAAGGACTGGATCTTCTCCTTCATCCCCAGCCCCGGTGACGTACTCGACGCGATCACCGGTGGGGGGCCGAGTGTGCTCGAGATGCGGGCCCGTGAGTTGCGCGGCGAGGACCCGATGACCGGCGAGCCCGTCGAGCGTCGGGCCGGCGGCGGCATGGTCAACCCGTTTCAGACGTACCTAGTCGGTGAGCGCGGCCCGGAGTTGTTCCGCCCGAGCCTCGCGGGGGCGATCATCCCGAACGCGTCGCTGTCGGGCGGGCGTGGCCCGACGATCGGCACCGTCAACGTGTACACGCTCGGCGACGGCGACGCCATCGCTCGGGCAGTCACCGATCAGTGGCACACCCTCGAGCTGCTCTATGGGTGAAACCCTGGAGTGGATCGACCCCGACGGCGACGTCACCGTGCTGGACGTCGAGTGGGGCGCGTCGGGCCGGTTCGCTCCGCCCGCTGAGCTGTTCACCGCGCCGATCCCCCTGGGCGCGGGGAGCGTCCTGCAGCACGTCCGCCACGCCGAGCGCACCATGGTCCTGCCGTTGTTCATCGACGCGGCCGACGCGGTCACGCTCCGCCAGACCACCCGAGCGCTGGTGCGGGCCCTCGACCCGCTCCGAGGTGAAGGCAAGCTGCGGGACACCGCTCCCGACGGCACCGTGCGGTCGTTGTCGTGCCGCTGCGTCGACGGGCTGCAGCTCGGCGAGACGTGGGGCCACGAAGCCGGCGAGATCCACCAGCGGGCCGCGGCCCGGTTCCTCGCCACGGACCCCTACTGGTACGAGGTGGAGCCCTTCTCGCAGGTCTACAGGCTGCCCGAGGAGACGGTGCCGTTCTTCCCGTTCCTGCCGCTCGTGCTCGCCCCCAGCAACGTGCTGGAGAACCAGCGGGTCAGCAACACCGGCGACGTCGAAGCGTGGCCCGTGTGGACGATCACCGGACCCGCGGACTCCGTCACGATCACGCTCGCCGCGTCGGGCGTGTCGCCAGCACGGTCGCTGGTGATGCCCGCGGGCCTCCTGTCGAGCGAGGTGGTCGTGATCGACACCCGCCCGCTCATCAAGAGCGTCGTCGACGACAGCGGCGCGAACCGGTTCGGGGACCTCACCCTGGCCAGCAGCCTGTTCAGCCTGCGGCCCGGCACGAACGACATCGACCTCCAGGTCGACGGCGCGAACCTCGACACGAGCGTGGTGCTGACGTTCCAGCGCCGCTACCTCACGCCCTGATGGCCGCGCTACCGGTCACCTGGTACGGGACCGTCCTCGCTGACATCGAGTCCGGCGCTCTCAACCTCGAAACGGTCGGCCTCGAAGCGATCCTTCTCGGGTCCGGCTACACGCCGTCGTCGGCGCACACCACCACCGCGCACCTCTCCGACGAGCTGGTCGACGCCAGCTACGCCCGCGACGCCATCACCAGCCCGACGGTCAGCATCGTCCGCCAGGTCGACATGGCCACCATCATCTTCGGCGCTGATGACTCGTCGTGGGCGGCGCTCGACCCGGCGGCCCGATGGGTGGTGCTGGCCACCACCGCAGGGCGGCTGATCTGCTGGGGCGACCCCGGCCAGGTCCTCAACGCCAACGGCGGCCTGGCTACCGTGCACTGGCAGATCCAGGTCGAGGCGTGGCTGCCGGCCACGGCGTCGGACGCGCTGGGCCTGTTCGCTGACACCAGCAGCGGGGCGTGGACGACAGCGACGACGTGGCTGGGGCGGGTCCCGAAGTGGCGTCGCCAGTGGGCGCGCAGCGCCGCGCAGGTCGTGAACGACGCGACGTGGACGCCGACGCTCGACGGGTTCCGCTCGATCGTCGACACCGCCACGTTCCCCGGGAACCTCGCCGCGTCCAGCGTCAGCCACTCGCTGCCGCTGCCGTTGCTGCGCTCCGGGCAGGTCCTCGGCGACAACGTCGCCGGCGCGAACGACTCCTACTGGCGGGGCCTCGCTGACATCGTGTTCGAGTTCGGCCTCGATGTCCCGTTCGGTGATGGCCGCCCGAAGGGGATCGGCTGCGCCGGCTGGGAAGCCAACAGCAGCAACGTCAACTACATCTGGAAGTACGCCAGCAGCGCGACCGACCTCACGCTCCCGGACCGGTTCGCCGCTGACTACGACGCCGGCATCAGCGTGTTCAAGGCCCGCATGTTGGAGATCGGCGGCGACCCCGACGGCTTCCACTGGGCGTACGGCGTCCTGATCCGCCCCGGCGCGAGCAACTACGGCTACGAGGACCACATCATCCGGGGCTGCCCGGACCAGGTCGACTCGATCGAGGTCGACTGCTACGACAGCCACTTCCTCTACACGTCGGGCATGGACCAAGCGGCGCGCATCGCGAAGTTCAACGCCGCCGACGGGGTCTGGTACCGCAAGCAGAACGACCGCCAGGGCCTCAACGTGTGCCGCCAGCTGGCCCGCGATCGTGGCATCCCGATGGGGTTCGGCGAGTGGGCCGTGCACCACAAGATCAGCGGGTCGAGCAACGAGGGCGGCGAGGACAACCCCGACTACATCACCGAGATGGTCGGCTACATGACCGCCCTCGCCGCCGAGGATCTGCTCGGCCCGGCCTGCTACTTCGAGTCCAACGCCAACACCGACGAGGAGCACAAGCTCAACGGCGCCACGTTCGATGACGCCGAGGCCGAGTTCCTGAGCCTCCTCGCGTGACCGTCACCGCCGCCTCGGGGCTCACCGGCGGGTCGACCAGCGCGGGTTCGTCGTACGCGACGGCGTCCCGCACGCCGGGCTCGGGTCTGCTGCAGCTCATCGCGGTCGGCAACGACGTCGCGTCGGGCACTGCGGGCACCCCGACCGTGGTGGGCTGCAACCTCACCTGGACGCAGGTCCGCACGCAGCTGTCGCCGAACAGCCGGTGGCGGACCACGGTGTTCAGAGCCAAAGGCGTCGCGCCGACGTCGGGCGCGCTGACCATCAGCTTCGGCGGAGCGACGCAGCGCTCGTGCCGGTGGGTGCTCACCGAGCACGACGGCATGGTGTCCTTGGCGTCGGAAGCGATGGTGCAGTCGGTCGGGTCGTCGGGCACGGACGACACCGCGGAAGCGACCCTCGCGGCGTTCGACAACGCCGCCAACGCCACGTACTTCGCGGCGCACTCGCAGAACACCGGGACGGGCAGCACGGAGGGCGCCCCGCTCGCCCTGGTCACGCAGACGTCGAACACGTGGGGTCGGCTCCGGGTCGGGTTCTACGACGGTCCCGACACCACGCCCGATGTGACGTTCGCCGGGGCGGGCGAATGGGCCGCGATCGCGATCGAGGTCAAGGCTCTCGATCAGGACCCCACCGGCGATCCGCCGTCACCGTGGGAGCTGACGTTCAATGTCACCGGCACCACCGTCGACGAGCCCCCGCTGCCCGACCCGGTCACGCCGTCCGCGGACACTCAATCCGGCCTCGTCGTCAAGATCCGCGACGGTGATCTCGTCCCCGCCGGCGAAGCATCCGACCTCCTCGCGTTCGAGTACGTCGACTGGGCGCAGGCCGTCGGCGCGTGGGCGCTGACCCTGCCGGCGACGTCGGGGAACGCCACGCTCCTGCTCGACGACGGCGCTGGGATCATCGTGCTGCGCGACGGCGTGCCGATCTTCTCGGGCCCGGTGCACCGCAAGACGCAGCGCCTGTCGAACGGTGTCACGACGCTGCAGGTGTCGGGCCCGTCGGACCTCGCGGCGCTGCTCCTCGCGTGGCCCGAACCCACGACGGAAGGCCCGCCGTTCGTGACCGACGCGTACGACGTGCGCACTGGGCCCGCCGAGACCCTCATGTACGCCTACGTGAGCGCCAACGTGGGGCCCGACTCCATCGTGAGCCGCCAGAACCCGCTGGTGGAGCTGGCCGTCGACCAGGCGCGGGGCGCGTCGATCACGTACTCGGCGCGCTGGAAGAACCCGGTCGAGGTCCTCGCTGACCTGTCGGCCGCGTCGGGTCTGGACTTCGGTTTCTCGGTGCTGCAGATCGAGCGGAAGTTGGTGTTCACGGTCCGCCAGCCCGCCGACCGTTCCGGCGTCGCGAAGTTCAGCGCGGAGCTCGGCAACCTCCGCGGCTACGTCTATGACGAGGTCGCGCCGGAGGCGACCGTGGTGATCGTGGCCGGCCAGGGCGAGGGGACCGCCCGCACGGTCGTCGTGGCGGAGGACAGCGCGGGGATCGACCGGTGGGGCCGCAGCGAGAAGTTCGTGGACCGCCGGGACGTGCCGACGGAGGCCGAGCTCGACGTGGCCGCGAGCGCCGCGCTGGCGGAGGCGGGCCAACGGACCAGCTTGACCATCGAACCGATCGACACGGAACGCCTGCGCTACGGCCGGGAGTATCTGCTGGGCGACAAGGTCGCGGTCGTCGTCGGTGACGCCGAGATCGTGCAGGTGGTCCGCGGGGTGCGGGTGCAGCTCGGCCCTCAGGGCGAGGTCGTCACGCCGCTCGTCGGGTCGGACCCGATCCCCCTGGACCCGACCGTGGCCATCTACCGCCGGCTGGACCGCCAGCAGGCGCAACTCGATCGACTCAACAGGAGATAGCCGATGGCCACCACCCTGACTGACAGCTTCCCGTTCGGTGGCGGCTCCGAGGTCGCGACGGACGACGACTGGCGTCACCTCATCCCCTATCTCGGCTGCCGGTCCGGGGTCGGTGTGTACGGCGAGGAGGTCGCCGACGAGTTCGAGGTGTTCGCCGACTCGACGGGCGCGCAGGTGAAGGTGAAGGCCGGCGAGTGCTGGATCCGCGGCAGCTACGGGTACCACTCGTCGGAGGTCACGGTGACGTTGGGCGGCACCGCGCCGGCGTCGGGCGAGTCCCGCATCGACGTGATCGTTCTGCGTCTCGACCTGACGAACAAGCGCATCGAGATCGACAAGCTGAACGGCACCCCGGACACCTCGGGCAGCGAGACGGCCCCGGCGCTCACGTCGTCCGCGACCATCGAGGAGATCCCGCTCGCTCACGTCCAGGTCGACTACCCGGGGACCACGATCGCGGCGGGTGACGTGACCGACGCCCGGATCTACAGCCGGACGCGCAACGGGTGGCAGCCGGGCGATGTGAGGTGGTGGCCTGCGAACCAGTCGTTCCCGCAGGGCTGGGGGTTCGCTGACGGCGTGTCGGTGAGCCGGGTCACGTTCAGCGAGCTGGCCGACGTCGTCGACAACGGCGGGACGGGCGATTTCGCGAAGCCCGACTACCGGGGCGAGGTGCTGGCCGGGCTGGACAACATGGGTACTGGCGCGGCGAGCCGCCTCACCAGCATGGCCAGCGTGACCGCTCACTACGGCGCGCAGACCCATGAGATCACCTTGGCCGAGCTGCCGGACGCGGCGGCGGCGTCGCTCGACGCGGGCGCTGTGCCCGGCTACCACCTGCTGCTCACGGCGGAAGTGGCCGGCGACCCGGTCAGCCTCGTCCAGCCGACCCACATGGGCTACTGGCTGGTAGCGATGCGGCCGGTGTGATGGATCTCGCCGCCGCGGTCCCCGGTGTCGACCTGAGCCACTGGGACGACGCTCGGGGCGCGCGGCCCGTCGACTACGACCGGATGGCCGGCGCGGTGCGGTGGGCGATCCTGCGCGTCGGGGACGGTGGCGCCCGGGACCGGTCCTTCGACCGCCACGCCGACGGCCTCGACGGGCGGGTGCCGCTCGGCACGTACCTGTTCTGCCGTCCCGGGCGGGACCCGGTGGTGCAGGCCGAGGCGTGGGCGGGCGCGGTGCAGCGGGCCGAAGCGAGGGGCGTCCAGTTCGAGCTGGGTCACTGGGCGGACCTCGAGGCCAGCGACGGCCTGGGCCGGGTCGAGGTGGCCCGCTGGATCGGGTCGTTCCTCGGCGCCGCCGACGCTGCGCTCGGGCGGCCGGTGTCGATCTACACGAGCGCTTCGTGGTGGGCCGTCAACGTCGATGCGGACCTCGCGATCAACGGCGAGCGCCTCTGGTGGGTGGCCCGCTACCCGTTCGGCACCGACGTGCCCGCCTTGCCGTCCTCGTGGCCGCTGTGGGTCGCTGAGCACGCGACGCCCGCCAGGATGCCCCGAGCCCCGTTCGGCGCCCCTGTGGCCGTCTGGCAGTGGTCGTCGCAGGGCCACGGGGCGTCCGTCGGGACGTTCCGGGAGGCGGCGCTCGACTGCAACCTGATGGACGCCGTGGTGTTCGCCGCGCTCACCGCCCTGGACGACGCCTCGGTGCCACCCGCGCCCGCGCCGGTGCCCTCACCCCCATCCCAGGAGGACGACATGGCCCGCATCGTGCGCCGCAAGGCCGACCCTGGCGGCGAGCAGGACCCCCGGCTCTACAAGACGAACCTCGTGTGGAAGGAGCGGATCCAGGACGGCGAATGGGACCAGGCGTGCGACGACCTCGGCCTGCCCCGCGGCACGTTCGAGGATCTCGACGCCGGCCGCGTCAACCGCATGGCCACGATCGGCATCGACCCAACCTGATGCCCACCGTCGTCTACTGGGTCGGTGGCCTCGCCGCGCTCATCACCGCTCTCGGGGTCCTCTGGACGAAGGCGGTGCGGCCCGCGGCTCGCCTCATCGCAGCATCCGAGGAGCTGATCCCGCTCCTGCGAGAGCTGACGGTCGCGTTCCGCGACACGCCGCACGTGTTCGCCATCCTCGACGAGATCGTGAGCCAGGTCCGCAACGACTCCGGCTCGACGCTGAAAGACATCGTGGAGGCGTTGGAGCGCACCGGGGCTGTGAACGAGGAAGCGGTCGGGAAGCTCACCGACAACCTCGCCGCGTTGAACGTCGCGGTCGAGGTCGTGAAGGCGCTCCTCGCGGCGCTCGACGCTCGGGTGGTGTCAGGAGCGATCCGTGCTCAGGCGTCGAGCGACAAAGCGCAGGAAGACCGGGTTGTCATCGCCGCGGACCTCGCCGCCGCTCACGAACGGGCCGACGCGGTGCCCGCCAGCGGGGACAGCGGCGGGGCCGCCGACGCCGCCATGAGGACCGAGCCACCAGCATGATCCGGTCGTGGCGTCAGGCGGTCAGGACCCGCGGCCTGGGTCCGTTGGCTGTGTCCGCGGCGCTCGCTCTCGGCGTGTCGAACCTGCTCTTCGCGTGGAACGCCGTGACGACCGCCAGGACGCAGCAGGCGTCCCTGAACCGGCTGTCCGACGGGATCGACTGCCGCGCCAGGGTCGACGCTGACGTAGCGATCGTCGACTACCGGGCGTCGATCGAGGACCACCAGACGGAGATCTCGTACTACCGGGCGCTCATCGCGCAACGCGCCGGGGAGAGCGTCACCGACACCGAGGTGCTGGCGTTCGTCGCGAGTGTCGACGGGTACGCAGCCGCGGTCGAGGCGTTGCGGTTGGCGCTCGACGTGCGACTGGAGACGATCGGTGCCTGCCTGTGATCGGCGCCGGGGACGCTCCCAGCGGCCTCGCGATCGCGGCGACCATCTCCGGGGTGATGGGGTTCCTCGGCGCGATCGTCGCGGGGGTCGTGGCGTGGCACACCAGCCGCGTCACTGCGTTGCCCGCGGAGGTGACCGCGATCTACGGCGGCATGAGCGGCCTCATCACCCACCAACAGGACGTGATCGTGGACCTGGAACGTCGCCTCGCCGCCGTCGAAGCGGATCACGGCGAGTGCCGCGAGAAGAACCGGGCCATGGCCCGCCAAGTGGCGCGCCTGCAAGCCCAGGTCGACGGACAACCCCCACCCGACGACACCTAGGAGTACCCCCATGCCCGACCCGGAATACCCTCTGGATCCCGACGAGACGTTGCCGAAGGCGGAACCCGCGGCGGTCGTCGCGGCGCTCAACGTCGCGACCGGCTCGACGGTGGTCGTGCTCGCGCTCCTGTTCGACTGGTCGGGTGACGTGACCGCCGCGCTGACCGCGGCGTTCACCGCTTGGGTCGGCGTCGGGGGTCTCATCCTCCGCTCGAAGGTGACCCCGAACGGTCGGGTCATCGTGCGTCGAGGGGACACCTGATGCTCGCGCTGCTGGCCAACATCTCCGACGACGACGGCTTCAACCTGGAAGGAGGGTCGTTGCTGTACCTCCTGGTCGTCATCCTCGTGATCGTCGCGATCATCTACTTCGTGCGCCGGTCCTGACCCCCCGCCCGGTCTGAGCCTCCGGCTCACAGCTGGGCGTCGAGCCCCCGCCCTCCCCCGTCCCCCGGAGTCGAGGGCGGGGGCTTCCTTCGCGTCCCGGGGTCAGCAGGCGGCGTCCCAGTCAGCTCGCGTCGCTCGTCGCTCGGCCAGTTGCGCCATGAAGTCAGCGGTGCAGGAGTGACCACGCCCGTCGATCGTGAGGTGCAACCCCGGGTGGAAGAGCGGGGTCGCGGCGAGCGTCGCTGCCTCCCACAGCACGGCCAGATCGCCCGTGAGGTCCCACGCCAGGTCATCCTGGTAGGAGGCCGTCGAGTAGCCGGAGGTGATGTCGATGACGTAAGCCGGGATGGCCGGGTCAAGCTCCAGCCGGTCGACCCGCTCCACCGTGATGGGGTAGCTGTCCTCGATCGCCTTCACCAGGCCGAGACGTTGCGTCTCGAACAGCGCCACCACACGCGCCTGTTGCATCTCGGCGGTGAACACGGTCGTAGTGGTTGTCGGTGGGATCGTCGTTGTCGTGGGCGCGACCGTTGTGGTGGTGGTCGACGTCGAGGTGGTGGCGGCCGTCGTGGCCACGGTCGCTGCTGTCGTCGTCGGGGGCGCGGTCGATGTGGTGCCGGCCACCACCGCTCCGTCGTCGTCCGACGGGCTCACGATCGCCGCGATCACGATGATCGCCAGCACGGCGCCGCTGATGGTCCATCGCTTCTTCTTCCACCAGGGCCGGTGTCGTCGCCTCGGCTCGGGTGGCTGGGACGCCGGCACGAACGGCCGGGGTGGAGGCGGGGGTGGGTAGTCGCTCACTCGTCAGCACCTTCCGCCCGAAGTTGGGCAGAGAGTAGACCCTCAGCCTGCCGGCGGGGGCAGTTACCCTTCGCTCCATGGCGGGAACCTGCTGGGAGTACACCTACGTGCAGTCGGGCCAGCTCGATGCGACCACCCTCCGGGCAGGGCTCAACGCGCTCGGGTCGCTCGGGTGGGAGTGCATCGCCATCACCAACACCGACCGCATGATTGGACTCAACGGCCTGGTAGCCGTGATGCGCCGGGAGGCCACGCCCTTGCCCGCTCCCGCTGACACCGCTCCCGCCTGGCACGCCGACCCGCTCGGGCGCGCCGACCACCGCTACTGGGACGGCATCCGGTGGACCGAGCAGGTCAACCGGGGCGGCCAGGTATGCGAGGACTACCCGACCCGGCAGCCGGTCGCCGTCAGCTTCCTCGAACCCCACACGTCGTAGGCCCTCGGGCCAGTGGGTGCGGGCACCTACGCCGCTGGATCGAGCCCGAACACCGCCTGAGCGACCGAGCTGGCGCCGAACTCGGCGTAGCTCTCGTACGTGGTCTGGATGCTCGTGTGGCCCATAAGGTGGGCGACGGCCTGCATGTCGCCGTTCATCGCTCGGGCCAGCTTCGACCCGAACCAGTGCCTGCCGGAGTGGCCGCGACGGGTGATGCCGAGCCCGCTGAGGTGGGTGGTCACGATCTGGCCCACCCGCTCGGGGGAGAGGTGCCCACCCTTGCCGTTGGGGAACAGCCACCCTGAGCGGGGCGCGCCGCCCAGCGCCCAGGTGATGGCGGGGTGGAGTGGCACGCGGCGCTCCTTGCCCCACTTCCCGCTGACGTGGACCATGGGCGGATCGAGGTCGTCCATGATGTCGGCCCGGTCGAGGCAGGCGACTTCCGCGCGACGGAGGCCCGCCAGCGCGTAGAGGAGAAGGACCAGGCGCAGCCGCTCGTCGGCGGTCCCGAGCGCGGTCACCAGCTCCTCGGTCCGGAACGGCTTGGGCTTCTTCATCGGCAGCCGGATCGGGTCGAGCAACACGGTCGGGTCGCGGTCGACAAGCTGCCGTCGGACGGCCCACTTGAAGAGCGCCTTGACGTCGCTCTGGTAGGCATGACGAGTGGAAGGGTTGGCGAACTTGCTCAGCCATTCGTCAATGTCATCGCCAGTGACCCCGAGCAGTTCCGATGGAGCGATGAAGATGGCGAGCCGCCTCAAGGTACCCTCACGCCGCTTGATGGTGTTCTGAGAGAACGCCCGCTGGTTCTGGTAGGCCGTGAAGGCCTCGATTGTTTCCCCCGTGTTCATGCTTCGCATTGTTCGCTCATCGAATGACTACGGACAAGGGATAGAGGCTCTAGATGTCGTCTAGGCCGCGCGAGGGTACCATAGGGTAAGTCCGCTGGCAGCCGAGTCACCGCCGTCGTCTTCGCCTCCCATCAGCCAAGCGGCGCTCACGCCAGTGCGGTCAGCGATCTCGCGCGCGATGACGGGCAGGTGCCCCGGCACGTTGGTGTCGGCCTCCCACGCTGCGTAGGTGGTGTGGTTCGCCATGCCGAGCACTTCGGTGGCGAACTCCCGCTGGTTGAACCTCCGGCCCACGCGCTCGCCGTACTGCCTGCGGAGGCTGCGGAGTCGCGTGCCGAACGTGATGACGGGCTGCCAGGGCATGGGGGAGACAGTCGCTTCGCTCATGGCGCAGAGTCTAGGCATTCCTAGAGATTAGGCAAGCCCTTGACGAAGGGCTGAGAGGTATGCCTAGTCTCTAGGTATGCACAGCGACGACCTCCTCAGCGCAGGCGAGGCTGCCCGGCTGAGTGGGCTCAGCATCGAGCACCTCCGCCGGCTCGCCCGAGAGGGATCCATCCCAGCGGTTCGGACCCCCGGCAACCACCGCCGCTTCAAGCGGTCCGACGTCGAGGCCCTCCTCCGCCCCGAGCCCGCGGCGGAGGTCGGGTGATGGCCAAGGCGTACCTGATGATCTCGACCGCCGACGGCCGCCGCGACGTCGTGGAGATCCACCAGCCCGGCCTCGCCGCGCTCTCAGCCGAGAGCCTGTGGGCCGCCGAGGTGCCGCTCCACCGCCTGCAGCCGGTTCTGCAGCACACCCACCGAAGCGACGATCTCCACGCACAACTCGGCCACCTCCCCGAGAGTGGCCGGAGCGCCGGCCCCACGGTCAAGGGCTGCCTCCTGCAGCTTGCGGTACTGCTGCACCAGCACTTCCAGCACGCCGGGCGCGTCATCCATCGTCCGTTCTCCTCACCTGGGGTCGTAGCCGGTGAGGGTAGGGGGAAGGCCGGTCCTGGTGCCGCCGCCGGTCGGCCTTCCCCCGGATCGCCCGAGCCCACCAAGGCCACGGCGTGACGGCCGCCGACCCGTACACCAGCACTCCCACGGTCCCGACCACGGACGCGATGCCCACCACCACGGTCGGGGTCCCCCGTGAGCTGCCGCGGACGGGGAACGAGACGCTGTTCCTCCTCGGTCCCGCGGCTGCGCTCATGCTCATCGGCCTCATCATCATGTGCATCCTCAAGGCCGTCGCCCTCGCCAAGAGGCAGCCGTGACCACCGACGACACCGGCCGCCGCATCGCCCTCGCTGAGCGGTGGTCGGCCAAGGTCGACCACCAGCCCAATGGCTGTTGGTGCTGGACCGGCAGCAAGAGCGACGGCTACGGGAGGATCTACATCGGCCCCGGCCAGTCGCCGGGTCGTGCTCACCGGGTGGCCTACGAGCTGTTCGTCGGCCCCATCCCGGCTGGCATGGAGATCGACCACCAGTGCCACAACGAGGACTCGACCTGCCCTGGTGGGCTGACGTGCCCGCATCGGGCGTGCGTGAACCCCGCCCACCTCGAGCCAGCAACTCGCAGGGTCAACGTTCTCCGCGGTCGAGGGCCAACGGCACTCAACGCCACGAAGACGCACTGCTCACAGGGCCACCCCTACGACGAGGCGAACACCTTGCAACGCTCGGAGCGGCTCCACCGGCACTGCCGGGAGTGTGAACGGCGACGCGATCTGGCGCGGGCCCCTCGTCGTCATAGTGGATCGCGGTCCTGATGGCCCCCGACGAACTCTCCTACGCGTACTGGGCGGGCCGGCTCGCCGAGGCCATCCGCATGCAGCTCCGCTACGACTGGCTCGACAAGCGGAGCGTCGACACCCTCGCCGAGTTCGACGCTTGGTGCGCCAAGCGCCGCGAGCAGGTCGAGTCATGAGCCGCAAGCTCCGCGAGGCGCTCATCGAGCGTGACGCGGCCCGCTCCCGGGCCGACAAGCTCAGCCGGGAGCTGCTCGCGAAGACCCGGCTGATGATGGCCGACCCCACCACCCGCGACTGGGTGCGCCTCGCGGCCCGCGTCCACCACCTTGAAGCGTTGTGCGCGGAGCACGGCATCGACACGACACCCCCCGCGCGCCCGACGGGCACGTGGGCCGAACGGCACCTTCTCCCTTCGCCTGCTGTGGCTGCGGCCACCGGACGCGGGGACGGCGAGGGGGCTGTCGTGGTCAGCCCTCTCGCCACCAGCTACGGCGTCGAGTGGTCCGGCCTCGGGAACGCTCTCCCGTGATCGTCGTCGTGTTCCTCATCGGCCTCGTGCTCGGCGTCGCCGTCGGCTGGCACGCCCGCACCCACCCCGCGCCCGACGACACCGCCGAACGACGCCGGCTCTGCGCCGCGCTCGACGCATTGGACCGAATCGACACCCGCCGCGCCCGGGAGGCCGCCGCCACCAATCGCAGCCCCTGACCTTGCGCGGGCTCCCGTGCCTTACCGCCCCCACTCCGCCCCGAGTGGCCAAGGCACGGGAGCCCGCGGAGGGCCCGGGGACGAGCCCCACGGTCACCGTCCACGTCTCTGAACGGCGACCCGAGCCGGCCCATCAGCACCGGCCTCAACCCACCCTCCACCCACGCAGACAGCAGAGCCCGCCGACCCAAGCACCTACCGGGAGCGGATCGACGGGCCCCTAACGAGAGGAACGCTACATGACCATCCTGCCGGATCGGCTCGACCTGCTCGACACCCTCAACCTCAAGTCAGGGGGCCACTCGTCCCTCGACGACGGGGCGTGCCTTCTGGAGGCGGTGAGCTACATCGCGGGCGAACCCTGGTCTGATCACCCGGAGTGTGTGTGCCCGGTCCTCGGCGCGTTCGGACGGGCGTGGAACGACGGCCTGCCTGACGCTGACCGCGACCGGCTCCTCAAGCCGTTCATCCCGCGGCTGGTCGGGACCCGCTCGACGCCTGACGTGCAGGACGCCCGGGCGTTCCTCGCCACGGACTGGGCGGTGCGCACGTTCACCCCCGCGTGGCTCCGCAAGGCGGGCCTGCACGACGACGCCGACGCGTTAGCCGCGCTGCCGGAGATGACCTCGGCGGAGCTGTGCAGGGCGGCCATGCCGACGATCCGCAAGGCGCAGAACGCGGGGGCCGCTGCTCGGGACGCTGCTGGGGCCGCTGCTGGGGCCGCTGCTTGGGCCGCTGCTGGGGACGCTGCTCGGGCCGCTGCTTGGGCCGCTGCTTGGGCCGCTGCTGGGGACGCTGCTCGGGCCGCTGCTTGGGCCGCTGCTTGGGCCGCTGCTTGGGACGCTGCTCGGGCCGCTGCTGGGGACGCTGCTTGGGCCGCTGCTTGGGCCGCTGCTTGGGACGCTGCTCGGGCCGCTGCTGGGGACGCTGCTTGGGACGCTGCTTGGGACGCTGCTGGGGCCGCTGCTGGGGCCGCGCTGGCTGACACCGTCACCGAGTTGCAGGCGTCGGCGTCCGACCTGCTCTCCCGCATGATCGGGGTCGGCCAGTGACCACCACCGAGACCGAGCACCAGGAACGCCCGCACGGCGTGCCCTGCCCCTGCGGCCGGGAGACGTTCGAGCACGACGCCCGCTGCAGCGATGCCTGCCGGGCAACGTTCGGCCGCACCGGTCACCTCGCCCGCGTCGAACGGCCCACCCGGGCCATGCGAGCCTTCAACGGCGCCCGCCCGGACTGCGAGTCCTGCGGTGGCCTGGGCCGCCACAACGGCGTGGACTGCATCTGCCGGCGGTACGGCCGGTGATGTGCACGCACCCGGGCTGCGTGAAGCAGGCCCAGATCGGGAACCGCTGCCTCCGCCACCAGGAGGCCAAGGGCACACTCGCCGCCCAGGCGCCAACCGTCGATGCTCGCGCCAAGGCCCAACGCATCGACCCGCCCACCGCCCCGGCAACGACACCCCCCCCCGGAACGTTGGCGTCGGCCATCGAGTGGGAGGACCCGCCCAAGCGGGCAACCGTCCAAGGGCGGCCCAGCACCATCGAGCCGTTCCTCCAGGCCCTCGCCCAGCACCCCGGAAGGTGGGCGGTCTACACCCGCAAGGCCAAGAGCCATGGCGGAGGCAGCGCCCTGACGAAGCACGCCAAGGCCGCCGGGCGGAAGGTCCGCCGCGCCACCGCACAGAACACCGACGGCACCTGGACCATCTGGGCGCAGATCGTGAGTGAGCCATGACCACTGAGTTCACCGACGCCAACGACGAGGTGCGCCCCATCGCCGGCGAGCTCATCCCCACCCACCACCGCCACCTCATCGGCGTCCACATCGAGTTCGTGTTCCGCGACCCCGCGGCGAAGAAGGCCGGCCGGGTCGCCCTCGGCACCGCCCAGAAGGTCAGCGGGCTCAACGCCCACCTGGCCGACTGGGGCGAGGACGCCTTCGTCATCGTGCTGGCCCGCACGCCGTGGATCGACATGACCCCGCGCCAGCGCAAGGCCCTCGTCGACCACGAGCTGTCGCACTGCCAGGTCGACGACGACGGCGCGCTGCACGTCATCGGCCACGACCTCGAGGAGTTCGTCGCCGTGGTCGAGCGCAACGGCCTCTGGCGCTCCGACGTGGCCGAGTTCGGCAAGGTCGCCGCCGCGCAGCTGCGCCTCCGGCTCGAAGAGGCCAGCTGATGGCCGCCGATCCGCGCTCATCCCCGGAGGTCTGGGTGGTCGTCGCCGACCACCTCGAGATCGTCGCCTCCGTCCACGACGAGATCGCCCGTGCGTTCCGGGCGCTGCCCGCCGCCGCACGGGAGGCCGTCGAGCGCCTCGCCAGCTTCGGCATCCACCCAGCGGGCCAGCGGTGAGCCGCTTCGGGCCGAAGCCCCTACCCCGGGTGCCCCTCGCGCCGCTGACCCGGCTGGCTAATGAGTCGCACTCCGGGCTCGCGCGACGCCTGGGGGTCAGCAGGCCCAACGTGTGCCGCGCCAGTCGGGAGGGCCTGACGATCAACCTGGCTGACCGTTGGGCCATCGCGCTCGACCTCCACCCGGTGACGGTCTGGGGCGATGCCTGGCTCGAGGCGTGCGATGGCGTGCTGGCGGTGGCGTCGTGAGGCTCGTCTTCCGCCCCCTCGCGCAGTGGCCCGGCGAGCGCACCCGCGCCCGGCAGGGGCACCGCTTCATCGCCACGTGGAGCGAGACCCTTGGCGTCCTCGAGCGCGAGGTGTCCCACCTCGCCCGGCGACCCAACGATGCCGAGGTGGTGCTGCAGGTCGACGCGCCCGAGAGCGCCATGCGCCTCGACGGCGGGATCAAGGCGAACGCCACGGTCGGGGAGCCCGGCGTCGTCGTGAGCTTCGAGTCGAAGCACGGGCCGCTGCGCTACGCCACCGACACCTTCACCAGCGCCACCGTGCAGGGCCATCACATGCCCGGCTGGCAGGCCAACGTGCGAGCCATCGCCCTCGGCCTCGAGGCGCTCCGCAAGGTCGACCGGTACGGCATCTCGAAGGACGGCGAGCAGTACCGCGGCTGGTCGCAGCTGCCCCCCGGGCGTCCCACTGGACCCGCGATGACCGTGGAGGAGGCCGCCCAGCTGCTCGCGGTCGAGGGCCTCGAGGACCCTCGCGCCTGGGTCGACGTCATGGAGGGCGGCCCGGACGCCGCCTTCCGGATGGCGGCTAAGCGCCACCACCCCGACGCCGGCGGCAACCCCGACACGTTCCGTCGGATCACCACTGCGCGCGACCTACTGGCGGCCCACCGATGAGCGCCGTGACCGTCGACCGGGCGCCATGGCTGGAGTGGCGACGTGGCGGGATCGGCGCCAGCGACGTCGCCGGCATCCTCGGCCTGTCGCGCTGGTCGTCGCCGTGGTCAGTGTGGGCCAGCAAGGTTGGGCTGCTCCCCGAGGACGAGCACGACACCGAGGCCATGGAGTTCGGGCGGCGGGCCGAGGTGATGATCGCCCCCTGGTTCCACGAGCGAACCGGCCTGTACCTGCTCGGCGAGCAGGCCTGGGCGAGCAACCCGGCCGCACCGTGGATGCAGGCCACCCTCGACGGCCACGTTGGTGAGTCGCCGTCCACGGTGCTCGCCGACGCGCTCGGTGCTGGGGAGATCAAGTGCACCCGCGCCCGGCCCGAGGAGTGGGAGAACGAGGTGCCGGTGGCGTACCAGGTCCAGGCGTGCTGGCAGGCCGCTGTCACCGGCCACCGCCGGGTCTGGTTCCTGGTGCTGCACCTCTCGTTCGGCATCCCGCAGTTTCGGGTCTACGAGCTCGACATCCCCGAGGCTGACGTCGAGTACGTCACCACGGCAGCCGAGGGCTTCTGGCGGGCCCATGTGCTCACCGGGGAGCCGCCCGACGTCGACGCACACCCCGCCACGACCGCCGCCGTGAAGGCCGCGTACGGCCGGGCCGACGAGGCCGCCGAGCCGGCCGAGCTCGACGAGCTCGCCGACGACCTTGCCGCGCTGCGCGCCGCGAAGGCCGAGGCCAAGGAGGTCGAGGAGACAGTGGAGCTGCTCTCCAACCGGGTGCGTGTCGCGCTCGCGGATCGGGAGAGCGGCCAGGTCGGCGGCCTCGAGGTCGTCACCTGGAAGCACGCCCACGCCGTGAACGTCCCGGCCCTGATCGACGCCGAGCCCGAGCTCACCGCGCCCTTCATGGTCCTCGACCTGGGCGCGTTCGTGAAGGCCCACAAGAAGGTCGCCAACCAGTACCGCACCGAGCTGGCCGAGCGCCGGTTCCTCTTGAAGAAGGCGAGGGCCTGATGGCCACCAGCGCAGTCGCACAGCACGCCGAGGCCGCCGCGGCGGCGCCCGCCAAGGTCACCCCGAAGGAGGCGCTGCGCTCCATCGTCGAGCGGAACATGGGCGCCATCGGGGCCAGCCTCCCGACCGGCATGAGCCAGGAGCGCTTCGCCCGGCTGCTGCTCACCGCCGCCAACGTCAACCCCGAGCTGCTCACGTGCGACCCGCGGTCGTTCCTGCAGGCCGGCGTGCAGTGCGCCCAGCTCGGCCTGGAACCCAACGACCCCCGGGGCCTGGCCTACCTCATCCCGTTCAAGGACAAGGACCGGGGCAAGGTCGTCAACCTCATCATCGGCTACCGGGGCATGGTCGAGCTCGCCCGGCGCAGCGGGATGGTGTCGAGCATCCACGCCTTCGCTGTCTACGAGGGCGACGCCTTCTCCTACGCCCTCGGCCTCGAGCCGACGCTGCACCACGTGCCGGCACCGGACGGTGCCGAGGACCCCTCCAAGCTCACCCACGTCTACGCGGTGGCCAAGGTCAACGGCGATCCGCAGTTCGTGGTCCTGACCCGCAAGCACGTGGAGAAGGCCAAGGCGTCGAGCCGGGGAGCGGACAGCAGCTACAGCCCCTGGAAGACCCACTACGCCGAGATGGCCCTCAAGACGGCGATCCGGCGCCTGTGCAAGCTGCTCCCGCAGACCGTCGAGGTGGCCAAGGCCATGGAGGCCGACGAGAGCGAGCCTCTCCACATCGGCAACGTGGGCACGTCGATGTTCGCCGATGACGCCGACGTCATCCCCACCCGGGAGCTGCCCGAGGGCGTCGACCCGGAGACAGGCGAGGTGCACGAGGTGACCGGCCTCCCGCTCGAGGAGGGCTGATGGCCGGCGAGCGGCAGACCATCACCATCCCGCTGCCGCTGGTGGCCCCGTTGGGCGTCCCGGTGAACTGCGCCGCGCTGCAGGATGTGTGGGACACCTTCGTGAAGCCAGACCAGGCCGCGGGCAACCCGCAGTCGGCCGAGATGCGCATCCTGATGGCCGTCCTGCGAGCGGTCTACGAGGGGCTCATGCTCCCGGACGAGCCGACATCGTGAGCGGCCCCATGGACGCCACCGTGCCCTGTCCTCACGGCGTCGACGTCTTCACCTGCCGGGAGTGCCTCGGCAGCCCCGACGACTGCCGCCACGGGCTCGATCCCCGCACGTGCTCCGCGTGCCTGGGCAAGCCGCCGTTGGGCCAGGAGCCCGAGGTGGCCGAGCGGGTGTTCGCCGCCAAGTTCCCGGGCGACTGCCCCGGGTGCAACCTGCCCATCCACGTCGGCGAGCGCATCGCCGGGACCAGTCGCGGCCGGTACCTGCACGAGGGGTGCGTCGATGCCTGAGCTCGGGCCGACCCTCTGCGACGTCTGCTCGTCGCCGCTCGTGCTCCACACGGCCACGGACCGAGTGCACTGCCGTGCCGCCCGCATCGAGGAGAAGCGCCGGGCCCAGGCTGCCGGCGAGGTGCCCCGCTCCAACAAGGGCACGTCGTGAACACCCGGCCGTGCCGGACGTGCGGCACCACGCTCACCCTCGACAATGCCCGCACGTACCAGGGGCGTTGGCGCGGCCAGTGCCGGCCGTGCGAGAACGTCGAGAACCGGCCCCGCTTGCGTCGGGCCCGGGCGGCCCGGTTCGCTCGGGCTCGAGCCGCTAGGTCCGGCGCGTGACCGGCGGCCGTCATCGTGGGTTCCTGGTGCGGCCCGTCACGCCGTTCGTGGATGAGGCCGCGTGCCGGGACTTCCCGGAGGTGGACTTCCACCCGCACCGCAACGGCGATCCGTTGCCGGCGCTCACCATCTGCCGGGCCTGCCCGGTCCGCGTGCCGTGCCTCGCGTACGCGTTGGAGCACGGCGAGGTGGGGGTGTGGGGAGCGACGACCGACAAGATGCGCCGACGGATGAACCGGCGCGGGGTGCCGGCATGAGCACCGTGCGCATCGTCGTGGCCGTCAACATCCCCGCCGACCACGAGTACCTCGTCGACTACGGCACGGCCGACCAGGCCGCGAGCTTCCTCGATCACGTCGACGGCTGGCTCATGGACGACGACGTGACCTACGAGCTCGTCGAGGTCACCGGCCCGACCATCGAGCCGCGGCTCTGCGGGGTGTGCGGCTGCGAGGTCGCCACCGAACCGCATGACGCCGACCACCACCGTCGCGTCGGCAGGCCGGTGACCTCGTGAGCTGGGGTCTGGGCGGCCCGAGCCGCCGCATCACACCCGACGGCGTTCCGGGGCCCGTCTTCGAGGTGCCGTACACCGAGCCGAGCACCGACCTTGTGCTCCTGGCCGTCGCTCAGTGTCCGTGTTGCGGCGCTGACGTCCAGGCCGAGGTGGTCGACGAGCCCGCCATGTTCTACTTCGGCGGATACGGAGCGACTCGGCGGAGCGTGACCCGGTTGTGCCGGTGCGGCTGGTCGCTGCTCGCCCTCGTCACCGAAGTGCGGCCGTCGTGACCCAGTTCTTCGTCCCGGGTACCCCGACCGCTCAGGGGTCGAAGTCAGCGGTCGTGCGCAACGGTCGGGCCTTCGTCATCGAGGGCAAGGGCGAGGCCGGACGTCAGGCGTTCAAGGCGTGGCGCGCCCAGGTGACCGCCACCGCTCACGAGCACTTCCCCGCGCCTTTCGTCGGGCCGGTGCGGGTGTACGTCGACTTCTACTTCCCGAAGCCGAAGAGCGCCCCCAAGGCCATGATGTGGGCGGCCAAGCGGCCGGATGCCGACAAGGCTCTGCGCGCCGTGCTCGACGCTCTCACCGGCGTGGCGTTCGTCGATGACGGCCAGGTGGTCGACCTGCGCGGCCTCAAGTTCTACGCCGTCGGCAGCGATGGCCGGACCCCGATCACCACGGGCGCCGAGATCCGCGTCGAGATCGCCGCCGACCCCCGCGGCGACATGGAGGTGGCGTGATGGCCACGCGCTGGGCGCTGATGAAGGCCGAGGACATCGGCGACCGCGGCGACGTGCTCCTGAGCCGCCTCCGGGTCGTCCAGACCCCGCTCTTCGCCGTCTACGTGCACGTGCACCAGCGGCCCGACAAGGACCGCGAGCTGCACGACCACCCCTGGTCGTTCGTGAGCATCGTCCTGTCGGGCGGCTACCGGGAGGTGCGCGACGGCCTGCCGCTCGTGCATCGCCGCCGGTGGACCGCCGCGTACCGGCGGGCTGAGGACCTCCACCGCATCGCGGCTGTCGACCCGGGCACGTGGACGCTGCTGCTCGTGGGCCGCCGTCGGCGCGAGTGGGGGTTCGTGGTGCCCGGCGAGGGCTGGGTGCACTGGGAGACGTTCGTGGACCGAGGGCGACGCTGATGGCCGCCGCCCTGCTCTTCGCGATGGTCAGCTGGCTCGCGCCGCCGAACGCCTCGAGCGACCCGCCCAGCGAGCCGTGGAGCGCCCCGCCTGTTGTCCCGGCCCCAATGGACGCCTGGACGTGGGATGGCGCCGAGCTGCCCGACCACCCCTACTACGAGCTGAGCCCGGAGCGCGTCGCCCAGTTCGACCGACTTGCCGAGTGCGAGTCGCGTCAGACGTGGGACATCAACACCGGCAACGGCTACAGCGGCGGAATCCAGTTCCATCCCCGGACGTGGCGGGCCATTGGGGGCCAAGGCCAGGCGTGGGAGGCCAGCCGCGAGGAGCAGATCCACCGCGGTGACCTGCTGCAGTCCCGTTACGGGTGGAGTCAATGGCCGGCGTGCAGCAGGCGCCTCCGGTTGGTCGACTGATGACCCTCACCGTGGGTTCCCTGTTCTCCGGCATCGGCGGTCTGGATCTTGGCCTCGAGCGCGCCGGGATGACCGTGCGGTGGCAGTCGGAGATCGACCCCTACGCCTGCCGGGTGTTGGCGAAGCACTGGCCGACCGTCCCCAACCTGGGTGACGTCACCACCATCGACTGGAGCACCGTTGAGCGAGTCGACGTCATCGCGGGAGGGTTCCCGTGCCAGGACGTCAGCGACGCTGGCGACCGTGCCGGCATTGAAGGCGAGCTCAGCGGACTATGGACTCATTTCGCCACGGCCGTTCGCCACCTTCGACCCGACCACGTCCTCGTGGAGAACGTCACAGGGCTCCTTGCTCGGGGGATGGGCCGAGTGGTCGGAGACCTGGCCGCAGTCGGGTACGACGTCGAATGGGACTGCGTACCGGCGGCGGCCCTCGGCGCCCCCCACCTACGGGCCCGTCTCTTCCTTCTGGCCCACCCCCGTGGCCTCCGAGGCGAAGCGGACGACGCCGTACAAGCAGGGTGGGATGAGCCTCAGCTACACCCTTGGTGGGCGACCGAGCCTGCCGTGGCTCGAATGGCTGATGGGGTTCCCCCCCGGGTGGACGGACATCGGCTGAGGCTTCTCGGCAACGCCGTCGTGCCCCAGGTCGCGGAGTGGGTCGCCCGTCGCCTGGTGGGCTCCGGTGAGCCGGGACTTGGCTCCCCATGTCGCTGCCGCGGTGGCGATGCTCGGCCGGACCGGCGCCGAGGACGCCGAGATGGACGTCGTGCCGGACGAGGCCTTCCTGTGAGCGGGGACATCTGATGCCCGGTGAGATGTTCGCCCACGCGTGGGAGGCGCTCGAGGCTGCCGGCTACCGCCGCGCCGACTACGCCAGCATCACCGACGCGATCAACGCTGCGCTCGGGCGGCTCGTGGACACCACCACAGCCCTGGAGCGGCACGACGACCTCGTGGACGCCCTCATGGCCATCGCAGCGGCCCGCCAGGAGGCCGAAGACTGGGACCACCTGTATTTCGACTGGCGGCTGCTCGCCCGGAAGATGGAATCCATTGCCCGCGCCGCTCTCGCTGCTGTGGCTCCTGCACCCCCGACCCCGACGGATGGGCAGCGATACCTCGACGACGCAACGGGCCGCGTCATGGAGTGGGACGCCCAAGCCGAAGCCTTCCGCCCCGTGGCGCCTCTCCCTGCTGCCCCGAAGGAGGACAAGTGAGCGACGAAGTGGTGATCGTAAAGGGCCGCCTCGGCTGGGGCAACCCCGGCTCGGGCTCGGCTAGCCAGTTCGAGTTGTACGGCCCGGGTGACCGCTGGGCGCCGATGCGCAACGGCCAACGGGTCCACGGTGGCGACCTCATCGCCGACGCCCTGGCCGAGGCGGGCGCCTCTGAGGGCCACCAGGTGCTCGTCATCGCCATCCCCAGGTTCGCCAACCCGGCCGTGCTCGACGCCATGGAGAAAGCCATCCGCGACGGCATCACCTACGTGCTCCCTGCTGCCCCGGAGGAGACGACCGATGGCTGAGCCGCTGATGGTGCCCTGCGAGGGTAGCGGCCACGTGACGCCCCATCGCCTGTGCCAGATGTGCGGCCGGGGCGATGTCGTAGCCCGTGATGGCCGAGTGTCGGTGCACGACCGTCCCGACATCCTCGCCATGCTCGACCGTGGAG